CCAGCGTGCCTTGATTTACGTTGACATCACTAATAGCTCGAATTCCGGCCCAGTTGTAATTAACTCCGTCTGGTCTACCAATAAAACGTAACTCTCCATTTGTACCACTTGCCGTACTATTGGAGATTGCAATAGAACCATCGCTTACGGTTAATTTTTGCCCACCTTGACCGCTAGGCGCAGTAGTGCCAATCCCTACTTTCCCGTCCGCAGTAATTCTTAGACGCTCTTGGTTATTAGTCTGAATCTTAAACGGATGGTTTGTGGCTACCTGAATAGCAGGCTCCGATGACGCTGTTCGCAGGTACATCTGCACAGTGTTAGCACCGTCCTCATTGACGTAAATAAAGTTGTTTCTTACTTGTATCCCACCAAAGCCGAATTGCGGGGCGCCTCCAGTAGCAACACCATTGTCGCTGACAAACAACCGCCCAGTGCCATTAGTTGAGATGGCTACTTGGTCGGCACCAGGGCTGTAAATGCCGGTGTTGGTGTCGCCGGTGAAAGTGATGCTGGGGGTAGCTGCCGCGCCAAGGCCGAACTGGACGGTCTGTGCGCCAGTGTTGAGGACAACGGTGCCGGTGGTGTCCGGCAAAGTGATGGTGCGGTCAGCGGTGGGGTCCGTGACAGCAATGGTGGTTTCGAAGCCGTCGGCGGTGGCGCCCTCGAAACTTAGGCTGCCGGTGTTGCCGATCTCCAGGTTGCCGGTGACGGTGCCACCGGATTTGGGCAGGGCGGCGTTGGCAAGGTCGTAAGCAGACTTGACTGCCGTGCTCGACGCAATTGTGGTCGAACTGGTGGTGCTGGTGCTATCCGAAATTTTGGATTGTAGACCAGCAGGTGTAACAGCACGGTTGGTATCAACACCGGCTTGGGTTTCTGCACTAGTGGCAAGTTCCAGCAAACCTTGAACGGTGTCACTACCGGAAGGTGTCGCATTGACCCAGGCTGCGCCAGTCCAAACCTTCCAGCCGTTGGGCGTCAGGCTGGTATCAAGCCATGCCTCACCAGTGCTATTACCAGTGCTACCGCCTACTGCTGGAGAAACGTTGGGGGCGGTGGTGCCGACATGAACAGGGCCGATCTTGATGATCGAGGCGCCAGTCGAATCCTTGAAAAATAGACCCGGAGATGTTGCATTGGTATTAAGCGCGATCTGCCCATCAGCAATGGCAGTTGTTGGGCGCTTATTTACAGTGCTAGAACGTAGGCTCTTATGGGTCGATGCCATTCCCTTAACTCCAGGTGGACGGGATTACCAAATTATTCTAATACTCACCGTCATCAAGAATTACGTCGTAGGTCTCGAAGACGTAGGTGAAGTCCCGCCAAGCTGTGTAGTAATTCGGGGCACCCACTTTGGTCAGTACATCACCAGGGCTGCCGCCGATCGGAACGTTCTCGGCGCTATACGTGAACGATTCGGATCGATGGGTCATTAGTACGTGCCATCATCGACCACACCAATGGACATGGCGCCAGTGGTGTTGTCTACAAGGACTTCGGTGGATTCAAGCACAACTCCAATTTGAACCGTAGACGCAATTTGTGCCCGACCCCAAAGTAAGTTCAAGGCACTACGAACACTTGCCACTGAGGGCATGTTCGGGCTGAAGTAGGTTCCATCGCAAAGGATTTGATAATCGCTAAATGTTCCAGTGGCGCCAGACACAACGCCAATCTTGGTCCAATTTGCACCTGTGCCCTGACTCAGCACCCAGTCACCAGAGGCTAGTGCTGCAACTGGACCTGGTGTAGTGCCCGTACCGGCTGTAGTGACAATTAGGTAGACGCCATTATTTAGATTGTTGGGTGCCGTGAGCGCTTGGCCGATGGTGAGACCAGCCTCGGTGCCGTACTGGTTGAGGCTTACGACTAGATTGGTAGTTGCGTTATAAGTACCGCCAAATCGGACGTTTAGTTGAGTGGGGGAGCCATACCCAACGAGAAGCCAGTAGCCGTTGGGAGTGGGACTAACGGTGCCGATCCAGATATATGCCGAACGGTCGGATGGATTAATCCACCACTGCCCTGCAAATTCTGGTACTGGAGCAGATTCGCTGACCTGTGCAATGCCGTAGTCGGCTAGTTGTGTTGCTGAAACGCTATTTGGCGCCAAGAAATCCCCGGTGAAGGTACCGGTTGTGATCTTGCTGGCGTCAATGCTGGGAATGTCAGCCGCAATCAAGTTTGATGCAGCACTGACGTGACCTTGAGCATCAATAGTAACTTTGGTGTAGGTGCCAGGCGTGGCGCTGTTGCTATGGTTGAGGACGCCAGTGCCAAGGACAGTCAGTCCTGTTCCAGGGCGCATAACGCCATTGGCAACTGAGGTGGCTACTGGAAGGTCGGTGCTTGCAAGTGTTCGGAAGGTTGGGGCGGCAGCTGAGCCTGCAGTGGGACCGGCAAAGACGGTGGCGGCAGTTTGGGTATCGAGGCCGGTGGTAACGGTTGCAAGGCCGTTGCTTGCAACGGATGCCGAAAAGGTCAGCGGGGTGGAATCCGAAAAAGCAAAACTTTGGACGCCTGCTTGCTGAACCCAGGTGCTGCCATCCCAGGTGTAAGCCAAACCCGTGTTGGTATTGACCCATTGCTGGCCAACAAATGCACCAAGACCGGTAGGGGCATTACCGGATACGACGGTGGCAGAGTTAGCGGCCAGTTTGGCCGCAGTAACGGAAGCGGCACCAAGTTCGTCGGTAGTTACCGCGCCAGTAGCGATCTTGGCTGTGGTGACAGCATCAGTTGCAATTGAAGCGGCAAAGGATCCAGTTCCAGAACCGGTTACATCACCGGTAAGCGTGATGGTCTGATCACCAGTGTTGGTACCGCTGCTGGTGCCAGAGTGGGTGCCGCTAAAGGTGCCGCTTTGAGTAGCGAGGCTACCGAGTCCAAGGGTGACGCGCTGATTCGAAGCACTGGCATCATCAAGTAGGGCACGACCAGCCGCTGTCAGGGTGATTTCTTCTACAACACCAGCACCAGCACTTGCACGACCGAGCAACTTGTCTGTGGCCGTAACGTTCTGGATCTTGGCGTAGGTAACAGCATTGGCCGCCAGCTCAGAAGTGTTGACAGCTGCGTCACCGATGGCAGCGTTATCAACTGCACCAGCTACAAACTTGGCTGAGGTGATTGTGGCATCGGCAATTTTTGCTCCCGTAACCGCACTGTTGATGAGTTCAGTTGTATTTACAGAGTCTGCAGCAAGCTGTCCAACACCAACGGAATCCGCAGCTAGTTTTGCACCAGGGATACTGCCGTCTGCCAGGTTGAGCTTTGCATAAGTAATCGAGGTGTCAGCAATCTTGGTGACTGTGACGGCTCCTGTACCAATCTTGGTTTCGGTTACAGATCCAGTGCCCAGCTTGGCCTCGATGACAGCACCACTGGCAATTGCAGCGAAATCGACCGCGTTGTCGGCAAGTTCATCAGCGCCAACAGCGTTGGTAGCAATGGCTGCTGCATCAACGGATCCAGCTACAAACTTGGCTGAGGTGATTGTGGCATCGGCAATTTTTGCTCCCGTAATTGCCAGGTTGGCGATTGCAGCAGTGCCAAGGCCAGCAGCGTCAATTTTGGCTGTGGTAACAGCATTGGCAGCCAGTTTGCCGGTGGTGACAGCAAGGTCTTCGATGCCAGTAGTGGGGGTGACAACTTGCTGATAGACGCTGCCGTCGTAGACCTTGAGGTATTTGGTACTACTGTTGACGTGACCACGACCCTCAAAGTTGTCAGTGCTCGGCTCGGTAGGGCCGTAGTTGATGCTGGAATCATTGGCCAGTTTGGCCGCTGTGATAGCGTCGTCGGCTAAAGATACGGTGCCGAGTTTGGTGGTGCTGGACTGGTTAAGTTTGGCGAGATCAATGCTGGCGGCATCTGCCAGGGCTGCCCCAGCCTCGAATAGGTCTTTGGCAGTGACCTTCTTGGTTTGACTGGCGCTGATATCGACAATGGGCAGCACGTCGATGGCTGCTACGTCGGCTTCGCTGAGCTGGGTCAGCTGTGTGATTCTTTGATCAGCCACCCGTTAAACTCCGCGAGACAACAATCCTACTGCCAGTCTAGTCTGTGACTTCAGACATCAGGAAGTCTAGGTTCTGCTGGAGACGCAGACGATCCGTGTCCTCTTTAAGAATATAGCCAGAAGGCTCTCCAATCAATAGTTGGATCTCGCCAGTGGTTACAAAGTCAATAGCACAGTTAATTGTTTGATCTGAACGTACTTCAATTCCAGATTTTGTTACCATTGCTGAAAATTGATAGTAAATGTTAGGTGTACTCTCATAAACATCTTGATCTGTGAGCTGTAAATAACAATCAAACTCGCTTCCAATATCCGCTCTGTTAATAAGTTGGAGCATCAACAATGAGTTTTCAGTCAAACCGCTGTTTGTAGTATTAAAGAGACAATCAATAGAGCCAGAGCCGCTGATCAAACCAGCAGAGTACATGCGCTTGAAGCGATCTGACATTGTAGTTGTGTCAAGAGCTTCACGATCGGTGTTAAAGTTGTAACTTACTACATCACCTAGTACACGTTCCACGGAACCATAAATTTGAACATCAATAGGAATAGCAACTCCAGTAAAAGTTTCAACTGCATACTCAACTGATCTGTCATTATTTACGGCAGCGTCAAAAGTATTAAATAGCCTAATCCCACCCATCGCATTGATATTACTATAAGCAACTACTTGATTAAGTGTTGCTCCACCGCCATCAGGCCAAGTAGAAGGAGGTAAAAAATCTAAACCTCGTGGATCACTTGTGCTGATCACAAGTTGATCTCCTGTTAGCAAATTTTCTACGGATCCGTCAAAACCAAAACGATTCAAAATTGTGTTTACATCAGCAGGCAGTACAGAACTACTGAACGTGCCAGCAGCTTTACGGCGAAGTTTAATTTTGCCGTACTGACCTAAAAAGTAGGTCATGCGTCGATCAGTTCACGGAACGGTCCGTCTACAGTGAACTGGATGGCAACAGAACTTAACTCTCCGGTGCTGACACGGAGTCCAGCACTGGTGATGTAAGCGTTAAATGCAATGTCGTCTTTGATGTCACCACCACTACCTGGAGTTTGACCCACTCGAAGGACAATGCCTACACGGTCAGCTTCGGTCACACCAGCAGTTGAAGTCTTCATTAGTTTTGATAAAAACTGATCAAACTGGGTGCCGGGTTCTGTACTGGTGGTGCCTTCGCGCCTGTAGTACATGACTGTGGCACTACCTGTTGCGCTAGATGAACCAGGCGTATAGCTTTTTACAGCAGTATCTACTGTGGTGGTTTCCAGCAGTTCGAGAGTCGTATCAAGTGACCAGTCGCGCAGTTTTAATGCCTGTTCTGTGGCATTAGGTGAAACATCACCAGTACCAGCACTTGTGAGGTACAAGGCGCCAGTGCGACCTGTGTAAAACGCCATGGGTGAAACCTAACTTTGTTTTAGTTTAGCGTGCCTGTCACGGTAAATAATGCGTCGCTGAAATCAGCGATCAGCGAGTTGTCATTGGTATCACAGGGGTACTCACTAGCTCGCACGGTGATTTCGCCCTCCTCATCCATCTGTACTTCGCTGACTCGGAAGATCCGCTTGGAGGTGACTTGGGTGCCGAGGACAAACAACCAGCCGTCATAGGCGGCCAAAGCGTTGGCGGTATTTTCAGTCACGGTGGTTTCAATGCTAACCACGCCGTTGCCGCTGCGGTAAAGCAGAAATTTATAGGTGCCGTTGTCCAGGTTGTTTTCTAGTGGGATGTTTAGGCTGCCACCAGGACCGATAACGCCTGTGCGGATACCGTTCCAGGCATTTTGGCCAATGTCAATGTAGATAAATGCACCAGGAGCAATGGGATCTTGGGTCGGGAAGGTGCGGAATTCGATGGCGCGGCGGACG